CTGAAAGTACGGTAGTTGGTGCTTTTCCAACCAGATTACATGCTTTTAGGAAATTATTATAAAACACAGGAACACCTCGCTTAATTTGTTGAAATTACCGAATTTTCTTAAATTACCGAAAATACTATTGACGTTCTGAAATTACCGAGTTATGATGTGCTTGTAAATCAACGATAGATTCAAAAATAAACAGCGACATGGAGTTTGAATCCCATTCGCTTTTCATTTTTGCGCCTTGTCGTGCTTTACAATCAAGTTTACCACATAATTTCGCATCATACAAGGAAGGAGGGGAAAATTTGTATCTTATCAAACAATATCGGGAGGCGAAAGGCTTGAGCCAGCTGGACCTTGCAAAACAGCTGCATGTGGACCGGAGCACGGTGTGCAGCTGGGAGCTTGGCCGCATCAATCCCAGCCTTCCCATGGCGGTCCGGTTGGCGGATGCGCTGACTGACGGAAGCATCGACCGGCTTATGGGCCGGGATACCGCGTGAAAGGAGACAGTATGCTGACACTGAAGGACATCGAGAACATGGATCGGTCCACACTGACGCCGGCCATCGTGTCCAGTTATCTTGGCTGCGACCAACAGACGCTGCGGCTCCAGGCCCGCCTACGGCCGGACCTGCTGGGCTTCCCGGTGGTGTGCGTCGGCAGCCGGGTGAAGATCCCCAAGGAGCCGTTCCTGGCATTCTGCCGGGGCGAGATCGACATGAGGAGGAAGGCATGAATAAAATGGTGTTCATTCCTGACCACTGGAAGGAATTTTACGAACAGGAAGCAAAATATGCTGCCAGAAACGACAGCGGAGTATTTGGTATCCTTGGTATGATCTGTTCCATGTTGGAAAGCAACTCAAGAGGTGATCTCACTTCCGATGAAACACTGGAGCACATACGGTATTTTCTGCGTGCTTACGATAAAGCCCGTGGTTTCGAACCTGATATACAAGAAGATCATACCACGGCGAAGGAGGAAACACCATGCCGGGAGAGTACCTGAATCCGTACCAAAAGGCACGGAAAACGACCTGTTTGACCCAGGAACAGGCAGCGGAGCGGCTTGGACTTTCCACGGAAAGTCTGAAACAATATGAGCTGGGCAAGCGTGTGCCGGCCAACGCGGTGGTCTGGCAGATGGTGCAGATCTACGATACATCGTGGCTGGCGCTGGAGCATCTGCGGGATACCTCGGAGGCCCTGGGCGTTTTGCCGGAGGTGACCGTGCAGAGCCTTCCGACGGCAGCCATCCAGCTGATCAACCGGGTGCTGGACTTTGCAGACCGGCATCGGGACCGGCAGCTGCTCCGCATTGCAGAGGACGGCGTGATCGACGATGCGGAGCGGCCTGAGTTTGACGACATCGTCCGAGATCTGGACGGCATCGTCGGCGCGGCGCTGCAGGTCAAATTTACGCCGGGCATAAAAAAAGGCCGCCTGGATGTGGGCGCATCCAAGCGGCAGGATCTCAGACTTGCGTCAGAGATCGATCGCAAGAATAATATACCACACATGCGAGCTGGACGCAAGCACAATTTTGCCCGGGAGGGAGGTGCCCTCCTGTGAGCGGAACGGCGTTTGTGTTCATGCTGATCGGCGTGGCCACCGTGAGCTACAAGTTCGTGGCTTTCGTGGCTAGCCTGGACAAAGGGAGAGGGTGAGCAAGTGGAAGATGAGGAGCTGCAATCCAGCTATTATGCTACGATACCGGGCCCTGTGCTGTATGATGCGGCTCTTCGCTGGCCTGCCATGGTGCTGTATGCGCACATTACCAGCTTTGCGAAGCGGGCAGGTTTCTGCTATGCCAAGAACGCGGCGCTTTTGGAAGCGATGACACGGGTCAATCCAAAGACCGGAGCTGTGAACGCCATCACAGAGCGGACGCTCCAGTCCTTGCTGGCTGAGCTGCGGGAGCGGGGACACATCCACATGGACATTGGCCCCCTTCCTCCGGATAAAAACGGCGTGGTTCGGCAAGGGCGCCGTATCTTCATCGGCGTCTGTCTGGCGGACATGCAAACGGGTGAAGAAAATTTCACCCATGAAAATAATTTCGCAGATGGGGTGAAGAAAATTTCACCCAGTATTATTACAGGTATTAATATACCCCCCTATAATCCCCACAAAGGGGGGAATGCCGCAAAGAAACGCAAAAGCAAATCGGCACCAGACTGGAAGCCGGAGCGATTTGAAAAGTTCTGGGCCTTTTACCGGGACAACGCCCGGGGTGAGGACCGAGCCGGAGCCGTCCGAGAGTGGGACAGGCTGCGGCCTGATGACGAACTAATCGATACAATGGCAAAGGCCCTCCAGGCCCAGGTGGCCACCGACGAGTGGAAGCGGGGCGTTGGCATCCCATACGCCTGCCGGTGGCTGAAAAACGAGCGCTGGAAGGACTGCCTGCGGGGCACGGCGTCCCAGGAGACCGCACCAGCGCCGCAGCGGCGGTATATCGGGACCAAAGTCGTGGACGGCGAGGAGGTAGACGTGTATGAGTGAATTTGTGAGCATGGAGTCGGAGCAGGCCGTTCTTGGCTCTATGCTGATCGACAGCGGCTGCATCCGGGACGTGTCGGCGGTGCTCCGGGAGACGGATTTTTCCATGGTGCTCAACCAGGAACTTTTTCGGGTCATCACCACCATGGACCGGGACGGCAGACCGGTGGACGGCCTGACTGTGTGCGAGGAAGTAGTCAGACAGCAACTTTCGGAGGAAAAGACGCTGCGCCGCTATCTGGCCGATCTTATGGACATCACGCCGACGGCGGCCAACGTGCTGGAGTACGCGGACATCGTGGCCGAAAGGGCCAGGAAGCGGGAACTGAAAGCGGCTCTGCTGGACGGAGCCAAGGCGCTGGACGATGGTGAGCCGGAGGACGTGGTACGATCCATGGTGGATACCGCTATCACCGCATCGGCGGAGCGGACCGCCAGCGAGCTGCTGGCGCCGAAGGAGCAGGTGGACAGCTTCTTCGCCTACCGGGAACGCATCGACGACGGCAGAACGCCATACGTCCGCACAGGCATCCGCTCGCTGGACAAGCTGCTGGGCGGCGGCATGGTGCAGGACGGACTGTACATACTGGCGGGACGTCCAGGCATGGGCAAGACGGCCCTGGGCGTCGCCATTGCGGAGGCTGTGGCGGCCACCTGCGGCCGGGTGGATTATTTCTCCCTGGAGATGTCCAAGGAGCAGATCATGGCCCGCAGGCTGTCGGCCCTGGCCAGAGTAGACAGCAGACTTATCTTGATGGAAACGCTGACGGATGACGAAAACCGCAAGATAGCAGAGGCCACCAGAACCGCGGGACGCACGCCGCTGTATACCACGGACGGAAAGGCGCAGACAGTTGGGCGCATTACTTCCATTGCCAGGGCAAGCCGGGACGTCAAGCTGGTTGTGGTAGATCATTTCGGCCTGATTTTGAAACCTGGAAAGCGGGACGACCCGCAGGAAAGCCGGGAGATCGCCCACGCGCTGAAACGCCTGGCGCAGTCCATCGGACAGCCTGTGCTCTGTCTGGCCCAGCTGAACCGGGAGAACGAGAAGCGGACGGACAAGCGGCCCACGCTATCAGACCTCCGAGCCACAGGGGCCATGGAGGAGGACGCCGACGGCGTGATTTTCGTCCACAGGCCGGACTATTACCGCCCGGACTACAAGCGGGAGGGCGCACAGCCTGAGCGGACGGAGATCATCCTGGCGAAGAACCGGCACGGCAGGACGGGGAAAATCGATCTATCTTTCTGGCCAGAAGTTAATACGTTTAAGCCAGCGTGGGTAGATTGACGAGGAGTGACAGTTTGTACATCGGACAGAAATTGATGCGAAAGCCTACCATCACAGGCAGCTTTGGCGAGGAGCTGCGGGAGCCGAGGGAATGCCGGGTGGTGTACATCAACGAGGCGCACCGGTACTACGTGGTGGAATTCGACTATTTCGGCCGGAAGTTCCGGGAGGGGTATCCCATGGAGCCTCCGAAAGCACCGGAGCAGGAGGCGGATTCCAGAGGTTACCACAGGGCGCATGGCCCAGTATTCGGACGGATTCGGCCTCGCTGGTAAATAACGAGAGAGGATGAAAAACATGAGATCGATCGCAATTATGAACAACAAGGGCGGTGTCGGCAAGACCGTCACCGCCATCAACCTGGCGGACATTCTGGCCAGGGACTACAACAAGCGGGTGGTTTTGATTGACTGTGACGGCCAGGCGAACCTGACAAACTTTTTCCTACCAGGGATTGATGTTGACACGACCACCACGGCGGATGTGCTCACGGGAGCCTGTGAGCCGGTCTGGAGCGACAGTCTGATCCCGCTCCGGAAGAACATCCGGCTGCTGCCCAGCAGCTCCGGACTGTACGATCTGGACCTACAGGCCATCAAGGACGGGATCAGCGCTCCTGAGAATCTGCGACACTTCGTGGAAGCGGCAGCAGAGGACGGCGAGGTGGACTGGATGATCTTCGACTGTCCTCCCGGTTACACGCTGGCCAGCGTGGCGGCCTTGCTGGCAGCGGATGAGGTGATCATCCCGGTGATGGCGGACAAATTCTCCCTGGATGGAGTGATGGCCGTGGCGCAGCAGGCGCGGAATCTGTCCGGCGTCAACCCTGGCCTGCGGGTGCGGGCGCTGCTGACACAGACCAGCCGGTCCGATGTATTGACGGAGGCGGAAAAGGCCCTGGACGCTATGCACGTGCAGACGTTTCGGACCAAGATCCGGCGGACGGAGAAGGTGCCGGAGAGCACCCTATCCCTGCGGCCGCTGCGGGAGTACAGCCCCCGGAGCAGCGCAGCCATTGATTACCGGAGCCTAGCCGGTGAGCTGATGGAGGAGGTGTGACCATGGCTGGTAAGAATTTTGATATTTCCAGGTTTGCATCCACCATCAAGCCCGTGCCCGATTCGGATACGGCGTGGATCGCACTGGAGGACATCTACCTGAATCCCAAGAACTTTTACCCAAAACCGGATCCGAAGGCATTGGAGGATCTGGCGGAGTCCATCGACGCCAACGGCATTCTGGAGCCGCCTACCGTTGTTCGCGACGGCGAACAATTCCGACTGATCTCCGGACACAGCCGCATTGAGGCGGCGCACATCCTGCAGATGAAAGACCCGGAGGACCCGCGGTGGAGCAAGGTGCTGTGCAGGATCCTGCCTCCCATGACGGAGGACCAGGAGCTGACGGCGGTGATCGAGGCCAACCGGCAGCGGATTAAGCCCAACTGGATTTTGGCGGAGGAAGCAGACCGGCTGACAAAAGCGTACATCAAGCGGAAGGAAGCCGGCGAAGATCTTCCTGGCCGCATCAGGGACCGGGTGGCGGAGGCCCTGCAGGTAAACAAAACCAAGCTGGCCAACCTGTCCACTATCAAGAACGGCCTGAAAGTGCCAGGCATTATCGAGGCGTGGAAACAGCAGCGCATCCCGGAGGCTGCCGCCCTGGAGATCGCCCGCATGGACCTGAATACGCAATACCGTTTGCTGGACTGGATGATCGACAAGGGCCGGAGCTACACCATCAACGAGGTGCGGATGTTCCGCACGGTGCGGAGCTTTTGCCGGGAGAAGTGCCCGGAGACCGCCGGGTTCTGCCCAAACGCGGAGCGGATGTATAACGTCTGTTACCGCGGCGGAGAATGGAATTGCGCCGGATGCTGCAAGAGCTGCCTGAAGACAGACAGCTGCCTGGCGGTGTGCCAGTACGCCAGGAAAGAAGAATCGTCAAAGGCCGGTATCGCGCCTCCACCGGAGAAAACGCCGCTCAACCCGGCGGCGAAGGACCCACGGCTGGATTACCGCACGCAGACGCCCACCTTCTGCAAGCGGGTGCGGGAGCTGCGTGAAAAGACCGGGCTCAGCCGCAAGGAGTTTGCGGAGAGCATCGGAGAGTATCCGGGTACATACAGTGCCTGGGAGAACGCCAGCATGGGCGGCAGCGGAAGCATCCCGAAGCTGGCCCTATGCCTTGGCACCACAACGGACTATCTCTTCGGCCTGACGGACGATCCTAAGCCTCCTTCAGCGCAGCCGGAGGGACAACTCATGATCTCCGGTTGGATGCCAGGCGGGACCAATCCGAGAGAACCGTGTTATGCGGCGGCCATTTTGGATTTTGGCGGCGACCAGCCAGTTCTGCGAAAAATCGTATACTGGGACGGCGCTGCCTGGCGCTTCCGCCCAAACGGCGAGACCAAGTCTTTGCTTCCTGCCGTCTGGATGGCACTCCCGGTGTACAGTAAGGAGGTTTCCAATGACACGCAATGAACGGAGGAGGCGGCGCCGGGTCCTGTCCTGCATGGCGGCGGTGATCTTCCTGCTGGCCCTGTGGGGCTGGACGCTGGCGCTGATCCTGGCATGAGGCGGCCCGACCCGCCTTGCGGCGCGGGATGCCCGCGCCGCAGCACTGCCTGTCACGATCCGAAGATCTGCCCCGCATGGGGAGCATATCAAACGGCGCTGGCAGAGTATAAGGCCATTCTGGCCGCCGGCCGCCGGGCTGAGGACGATTACGAAAAGGTGCGGAATGGCCGGGATGATCGGGAGACGCTGAAAAAGCGATGGAGGTAGACATGGAGTTTTATGAGCTTGCAAAGGCTCTGCGGGCCATGAAAGTGGAGACCGGCAGTCTGGTGTGTCTTGGCTGCCGGTACGAGAATAACTGCGGAATCAAAGGATGTGCCATCCTGGTACAAGCTGCCTCCGCTATCGACATTTTGCCGAAGACGGTCTGCAGTTTGACAAAAGGCTTGTGCGGAGTGTGGCAAGAATGCGACCGGCTGAGAGCAGACCAGAAGAAGCTGCTGGAGGCTTACGACGCCATGAGCCGGGACCTGGAGGCCAGGACGGCCCAGGTACGCAGATTGCAGGAGGAACTGGAACGTGTTAAATAAAATCATCATCATGGGCCGTCTTGTTCGTGATCCGGAGCTTCGGCGCACCCAGAGCGGCACGGCGGTGACGTCCTTCCGCCTGGCGGTGGACCGGGACTATAAGGCCGAGGACGGCAGCAAGCAGGCAGACTTTTTTGACGTGGTTGCCTGGCGCTCAACGGCCGAGTTTGTCAGCAAGTATTTTTCTAAGGGCCGCATGGCCGTTGTGGATGGCAGGCTCCAAAGCCGCCCCTGGACGGACAAGGACGGCAACAAGCGGATTGCCATTGAGGTCGTGGCCGATAGCGTATATTTCGGCGACAGTAAGCGGTCCGAATCGGACACCGCCGGCGAACCTGCTCCCGGATGGGATCAGGAGCCGAAGGAGCTTCCGGACGAGGAGAAGGGAGATCTGCCGTTTTGATGGAGCTGGATAGGACGCTGGCCGGCCTTCGCCGGCTGCGTGATAAAACGACCCGCTTTGCTTGCTCCGGCTGCGGGATGGAGCATAACTGCTCCGACGATGGATGCCGCATCATCCGCTCCGCTATTGAGTAGGTGCAAAGGCTCTCCGCAGCGCTCTCCACAAGCGAGGCCGCCAGGACGGAGCTGTGGAAGCAGCTTATTTCTGCACGGCAGGAGCTTGCGGAAGCCAAAAAAATGCCACATGTATATAAATGCTTAGCTTGTGAGTTCCATCATGTTTGCGATAACTGTGATGCTGATTGCCTGGATTGCGGGGCGCCATGCAATACTTGCCACGATTTCAGCAATTTTGAGCCTTGGGGAAAACGGGAGGCGTGAACATGGCTTTTAAAATTATTACCTGTCCCTGGTGCGGCAAGGAAGCCCGTATTACATACGAGGAAAACCGCGTCTACCAGATGAAGTGCTATGCATGCCATAACTCTATACTTCACGAGGATAGGAGCTTTGACAGGGCGGTAGAATTCTTTGAACATCAGGCAAACCTCCTCCAGGCCGAGAAGGACGGGCGGCTGGCGGTGCTGCCATGCGGAACTGATGTGGAGCTTATAAGAGACGGATATGCCTTCAAGGCGGACCATTGGAACCATACGCTTACGGCCTTCCGCGATGAGCCTAAAAACAAATCAGGTAAGCAGATAGCACTTTTCTCTACAAAGGAGGCGGAGGCGGCGATGAAAGGCGGTGATGGCTGAATGACTGATTATGCAAATAGCAAGTGCAGGATAACTGGGCAGATGTGTACTGCATGGTCAGATGTTGCCGGATGCGGACTGGTTCGTTGTAAATTCTTGGAGGAGAAGGGTGGTGACAAGAGGGTGACAGATAGTCGAAAAAGCTGCCCAATGCGGCATGAAAACGGTAATTGTACCGTTGCTGGTGGCTTTTGCACTGCGGTAAACGACCATATTTGCGAGGCTTTGCACAATGCGTTCGACTGCGGGTATCGCTCCGCCCTCCGGCAGCAGGAACAGGAGCGCAAGGCCGCCACCGGCGAAGGTCTAAGATGCAAATACATTGTCCGGAAGGCTGATACTGGAGAGGGTGTAGACGGTTGCTTTGTACTGCGGCCTGACAGGGACCGCGCCGCCGTTGCTGCCTTACGGGCATATGCGACGGCTACGGATAATGATGTCCTGGCAACTGATATCCTCAACTGGGTAGGCCAGGAGAGCAACGAGCCTCTAACCCTGGCCGAGCTGCGGGAGATGGGTGGAGAGCCGGTGTGGATTAAACTCTTTGACCCAGACGAAGAGTTTTGGGTTTTGAGAAATGAGTGGGTCGATACACGAAATCCGGAACCCATGATACTGTTCCACATGCGCTGGTATTCACATGCTGACTACGGCAAGACCTGGCTGGCCTACAGCCAGAAGCCGGAGGAGGGGACGGTATGACGCAAAGAAATTGTGACGATTGCTATTTCTCCAAGTTGGAGGGAAAAAAAGAACCGTACAGGTCCTGCAAAGCTACGGATGATGGGTTTACAAACTTTAGAGAAGTTCCGCTGACCAACGCCGACCACATCCGGGCCATGAGTGACGAGGATCTGGCGGAGTTTCTGTCCAGCATTGCATATGGCAGAGAAACGCCGTGGAGCGAGCCGTTTGCGAGAAAACTGTGCGACAGATGCCTAACGGTGCATGGAACATATGAGAGTGGCATTGAAGATGATTTTCACGAATGCGATTTTGTGGACGGAAAATGCCCTCATGGGAGCGATATTGCGTGGTGGCTCCAGCAGCCAGCGGAGGAGGATGGCCATGGTTGACTTTGGTTGCTATAATTTTTCTTTCCGAGACCTCCCTCCCGAGGTTGAGGCAAACATCGTT